TTGCTTCAAATACAATTTGCCACGATTGAGAAACTGCATTGTATCGAAGACCAAATGGTTTATTAGCAAATATTAAATCAGTCATAGTAGTAACTACTGATGAACTAATTGTAGTGGTTAATTCTGGAATTAATTTTGATAGGATTGCACCAGACGGAATTGGCTGATTAAATGTTATAGGTCCTAGTCCTGTAGATAACACCCCTGTGTTATTAGCTGTGCCATCTCCTACTACTCCAGTTACCTGTGCCCAGACATACGATGACGCTCCGGATGCTGTTCCAGAGCCAGTAACTAATGCATTGCTATTAGTTGTGTCAAAATACTTTCCGGCAGGTGCTGTAAATTTTACTAGAGCATTTACTGTAAGATATTTTAAATCAGTATTAGTATAACTGCCTACTTTATAGGCTGTCTTGTCAGTTGTTGCTCCTACATATCCCGTCGACGATGTACTGTCTTTAGTAGTTTGATACCATGCAATGTTTAGACTAGATGTTAAGAAATTAACAAAATTACTGTAATAAAAATTTGCAAGATCAGGACTTGATAAAATATCAGTTACAGTATTAAGTATGACTCCTTGGATATCAACCTTAGTTGTGTAGGTAAATTGTGTGCCAGATGTATAATAGTCTTGATATATAACACCGTCATCGGCAAATAAATTAGTACTACTGTACTTGCCAGTAGGATCTGCAAGATCAAAATATCTACTAATACCACTGCTTACACGATTCACGCTTTTGACTTTGGCAACTTGTTGTGTTGCACTTAACGGACTAATATTATAGTCCTCACCAGTAATCATACGATTTTGTGTATAATATGTTTGCGGTGCATTTGTTTTAATACTTGTATTGTCTTCTGACACTACTGCATTACTTACTGTAGATGCTAGGCCAAGAGTTAATGTTATTGTTTCTGCTGTTCCCGATGCTGAGGTATACGGAACGCTGATAGCAACATTTCTAATGTCTGCTGGATTAATTATATAACTTAAACCGTTACTGATTCTGTAATAAGTTCTAAAATTACCGATTGGCAAATTACCAAACGTGCCATCACTAAATGCTAGACTAATAGTATCGCCTGTACGAGTAATCACCGTATAGATATTTTTGATATTTTTATTTAGGCTATTGTAGATAATGTTATTACCAGTTGTTGAACTAACCTGTGTCCATAATGTGCTTTCAAGACCATTCTGATCTAATTGATATAACCATACATCGTTATTGTTTATATTTTGTGTAGCAATATCTACACTTTCATTACTACTAGGTTGAGTAATAGTAAATTGTCCAACTTGCAAGTTGCCTTGGGTAAAATTAAAAAAGAAACCAGATCCACTACTGCCGGCACCGTGGCCATCATCTCTATAGATAAATGCAGGACTTGTACCTAGCTTAGGAGGTTCTTCATAGATATAACTTTGACCGCTAAATGTTGTGCTGGTAATTTCAAAGTTCATATTTCGTCCAGCAACTGAACTGCTAAATGTAAAAATTGGAACATTGGCGTTAGTTGCATTAAAACGATATTGACTAGTTGGGATTCCATAAATTGTTGCAGAAGCTATTGGATTACCGTATTGTTGTGTTTGTGGCAGTGCGGCGTTGATCACTTTAATAAATTGATCATACCAATTAGTGTTGCTTGAATCGTTCCAAGTAATTACTTGATTAGCAATATTTCTACCATTGCTGTCTATTACAGTTTCTGTAGTTTGAACCGTGGTAACTTTTAATAATCCCTGTGCAGGAATATTACGTTTTGCATTGTAGCTGATTAATTGTGCTAGACGTAGCACACTGTCCCTACGACTTGCAAGTTCTAAAAAGTTTTCACGAGCATTTAGATCAACGCGAAATGCTATGCTTTGTCCTAAAAATGCGATAAGATCGATTAGAGCAAGGTATTCGCTAGACTCGATATAATCGTTGAAATCTTCAGGAAAATTAGTACGTAAGTACTGAATCATAGTTCTACGTAGATTTTCAAAGTCATAGCTTTGGAAGTCCGCATTACGGAAACTTTGATAGATTTTCTTCCAATCCTCAGATATCAGCAGGTTATTTTGTCTATCGGTTGAACTCATGATTTATCCTAATATGGTATTTATTTGATTGTATTATGTGTGTAGTTAATTACGCAACTAACAATCCGTTAGCTTGATCAAAATTTAACTGCAATGTCTGTTGAATATTATAAGGAACATAGGTCAGCGTACATTGTATCTGTATGCCTTGATCGTACGCTGTTATTATCACACTTTCTGCTTTAATTCTAGGATCATAATTTATAATTTCGTTGACATTTTGAAGCATAATGTTTTTAATTTGGTCAGTTAATGGTTCAAACAACAAGTCCCATATTACTGTGCCAAATTGAGGATTCATTAGACGTTCGCCTTGTCTGGTATTGAAATGATTTAATAGATCTTGTTTAATCAATTCAAAATCATAGAGGTTGTAATTTTCAGTATTAGTGTTTACAGTACTAAATCCTTTGTACATCTTAGGTCCAATGTTGTCAGGCAGTAGGGCGGCTGGCAATGTTATTTTGTTGTATAAATTTGAATTTGATGGCATGATTATTGTCCTTGATTAGGAGTTGGTACTCGCTTAAATGGATCTAAACTAGTTGTATACTTTTGATAATATGTAGGCGGTGTAACGGCAGTAGGCGACGCTACAGATTTTGTGTTAGTAGGTGTAAATTGTGTAGGGTTTAGATTCTCGTGGCCGGCCCAAGGTTCAGCAGTTGGTACCCTAGCTGTCTTGGTCGCCTTGGCCGCCGTTGGGCCATTCATATCAATTTTGCCTGCTGTTTCATAATGGTGCGCACTGTTAATATTAGTGTTACCTGTTGCTGTTACATTAATATTTGCCGCAGAATTTAGATTAATACTGCCCTTGGCAGTAAAATTAATATCCCTATCGGCTGTAAAATTAACATCATTACCTGTATGTACACTTATACTGTCTTGGCAAAATATATCTATTTTACCGTTGCTTGTTAATTCAACCCATGCAGTTCCTCTAGCATTTGCTATGTAGATTAAATCTTCACTGTTGTGTAAAAGGATCTGATGTCCGGTGCGAGTACGAATTCGCACAAGTTCGTTGTGAGGAAAATTAACATTACCGTCTGCTTCTCCTTGTTCAACTGCGGCATAGACAGGAGGTCCACTACTTGCAGGAGTTTTACGTAAAAAGGCAGGATTACCATCATCCATTACAAATGTACTTCCTCCTAGTCGGCTTACAAAAGCATTAGGAATTTGGCTTTCTGTTTTGCCAATGGCACCTCTTGGAGCATTGGGATTTTTGTCTACTGGTCCGGGGGTACTAATTCCAAATACCATGCTAGGCACTTCTCGTCTTGCACTACTACTAGTGATTCCGCGAGTGTCGTCTAGTAGTAGTCCTTGATTTTGTAAAACAGTTGTAAATGGATGTTGAGGTTTAGAAAAACTTGTTGCATCTGCGTTTGAATCGTTTATTTTTTTATTATATTCTGCTACAGGTACACGATTTCCAATGCCCCCACCGTCGACATTATTTTCAGTGGCAGCGATCCCCGGCAACATAAAATTCATATTTTCATCTTGTACACATCCTATCCAGTATCCTCTTTTAGGATCTCCTTGTATAAAAAATACTATAACAGTATTGCCTACGTCTGGAGGAACCATCCACATACCATAACTTTTTTGTGTGTTGTTGTAGTTGTTAGGATCTTGATTAACATAGGCAACACCAGTTACCCCATAGAAAGGACTCATATAACTTACTATACGCAATTCTCCTTCGGTCTTACTGTTACTGATAGGTCTAAGAATTTCAACCTGTAGTTGTCCCATGTAGCTAGGATCTAGATGGCTAACTACCTTAGCAAGAAAAGGGCCCGGTTCTCTAGGCGTTGCGCTGTCCGAGCTATACGTTGAGTCGTCTTGATCTGCCATATGTTATCCGTTAGTGTTGTCAGGGTCTTTTTTATTCGGAGTAGAGTTAGATATATTGTAAGTATTTTCTGGAGTAGCTTCTGCTTTCTTAGATTCATACAACGGTCTTCTTACACCTTTTAATTCTTGCGTAAATAGTCCGTCACTAAAATTACTAGTTACAACAATAATGTGATATAGGCCACTGTAATGATTTACCGGTGCGCTTTTACTCGATCCTCCAAAATTATACAGTCCAGTAGATTGATTTAAATCTACCGGCGTTCTAAAGTTAACTAGGCAATCAACTTCACCGTTTTGCCAATTTACAGTTTGATCATTATTAACATTTTTGTATTGGCTTGCCGCACTAGAATAATTGCCGGTACCGCTTTGTACGATCCAATAAGGATCACCTATGATTTTTAATCGTAGTGCTAGGAGTTCTACTCCTTTAGTTACAACATCGTGGAACTCCTTAGCTGATCTAGTTTGTGCAGATTCTAATCCGCCACCACCTTGTAAGTCTGTACTTAATAATCGTTTAGCAAAACTAAGCATAGTTGTACCAATTGACCCATCAGGCGCTTCGCCCTTTGGTAGAGGATTTGGGTTCGACTGCTGTTTATCAGTGCCTCCTTGGCTTGCGGTATTCTGTGCATCCATTGATTTGCTAGGTGACTGAGCAGATAACATAGTTAAAAAACTAACTTTAAAATTAATTTTAAAATCTAATACATCTACGTTTTTTCCTGTATACAAATAATTGTAGACCTTTGCGGCTTGTGTAGTTAGACCAGTATATCCTCGAGGTTTTACTCCGCCTGCATTGACCTTACTGTTGTGAACTTTATATGGAACTACTTTAAAGGCATGTAATTTAGCATACTGCCCATTTTTAACATTTAATTCGCCTTGAAGGAAAAAAGTTTGTGTTTCAACTCTCCACCAATTTCGAAATCCATTTTCGTCTATGTTTGACGCATTTAAACTTTTCTTAATATAATCGCTTTGAAAAACTGCGGCATTGATAGCCATTATAACATCGTGATCTTGATGAAATTTTATTTGTGTTTTTGTAGTATCTTGTTTAGCGGCATTAAATTGAAAAAAGTTTCCGCTCTTAGAATCATATACAGCATTATCACCGTTAAAAACCACATCGGCTTTTTTCTGTTCGTTCATTCCTAAAGTTGCTTGGCCGATTTCGTTGGCGGCACCGTCATCTTGAACTAGAGTAGCATTTATGGTACTGCGGCTAACTCCAAGATTTTTAAAAATAGAATCACTAGAGGTGAAATTAGCGCCAGTTAATGTTGGACTATTTCCTATATTCACTACATTAGAATCAAAAATTCCGCCGCCAGATGCAGGAGTTGATGTCGCCGAAGCTTGTACCTGTGGAAAATAAATTACACATTCATCTGCGTAGTCTAATCCTAAATCATCTGCTTGTTGTTTGTAAAATTTGTTCATAGCCACTTGAACACTGTTTACACCTGTTTGTAATATTTCCTGTACTGTAGATCCTTGGGCTGACACGTCTGTTTTAAACTTCTTAACAGTATCTGTATGACCTTGCTGTCCCCATACTATTGCTTTACACAAATATTTGCAGCCTTCGGGTCCGGCTGTCATGTCCATTGTAATTATTCTAACTGGAATTTTACGGCTAGTATTTGGAATCGTAGACATCGTTCCAGTTTCTTTATTACCTCTAAAATCTATAGTTAATAAAAACGGTGCTTCTCTCCAGTTGCTATATCCCAACTGTGTTGCCAGCTGTTGACATGAAATAAAAAATAATCCCATGCTGTAAGGTTCTATAATTTCAAATGTTGCTGTTAAAACATTAGTGTTATGGTTTCTTTCAAATCCAATTACACTTTTAAGGGTCAGATTATTAATAAAAAAATCAAATTTACCGTAGCTAGTGTTGACTCGATTATTAGGATCAATGTTGGCATCCTTAGCTACTAGATGAACGCTCTTGCCTGCCATGTAGGTAGTGTCAGGATTATTAATTTCGTTCATGCTTAACATACCCAATCCAAGAATATAATCATAACTGGCATAGGCGAACAGCGGATTAGGTAAAGGTAATTTTACAGATAATTTTTTAAAAAAAGAATTAAGACTAGACACTGCGCCAGATACTGCATCAGTTACTGTACTTAAACTAAAGCTACTGGCATCTGTTGATACTATTGAAGCTGTTGAACTAGTCGATGCAGTGGGATCAAGTGTAGGTTGATCTGCCATATTATAGTCCTAACACAGTTTTTAAACTGCTACTCTTTGGTATATAAATTTTAGTGCCTGGTACAAAATCTAATACAGGATCTTGTAGTACATCCATATTACGTTGTATAAACACCCACCATAGATTAGGTTCGCCATACAAGTCTGATGCTAATAAATCAGGTCTATATGTATATTGACTTTCTATAGTATAGAGAAAATCATCTACTTGTGCCGCTACTGGTCTGATAGTTAACACATCAAGATAATTTTGTGTTATTTGAGTATTATACCAGGGACTAGTGTTGGAATAAAGCGTTGTCATATTAAATGTATCCGAATGAATTATTTAGATAGCCGCCAGTAACGAATTGATCAAGACTGAATTTGCGGGCACTGTCACGACTGTATATAGGTTGCAGTTTAACCGTGAATGTACTCTTTGTTGGAACATGGCTCACCCCTCCGCTAATAGTTCCACCTACTCCAAATGTTCCCAACAATCCAGCTACTTGACCTACACCACCAGCTATCGTACTAACAGCACCTGTAATGTCGCTAGTTACTCCGCCAAATCCTGGCAACACATTTCCTAATGTATCAGATAGTCCGCCGATTGAATCTGCTACTCCTGCTACTGCTCCTGCGGCACTGCCTACAACATTAACTCCGATATAATCACATTCTTTATCCATGTCTACGTTCATGCTCTTAACTACAACAGGAACATTCTTGAAGACATAATTGCCGTAACCGTTTAAAAATATAACTGGAGGGGGATTGCCTGCTTTAGGATCATTGCCGGCAAACATCTTAGTTAGACTGCGCAAATAATGTACCATAGCGATCCAATATAAGCCTTGTGTAGGATCTTCTACATACATGGGAGCAGTGATATCTATTTCTCCAGGATCGCTATTTTGGAAGTACTGAAAGGCATAATTAGTATGTATGGTTTTTTGTGCTTGATAATTTGCCGCGCTTTTAATATTAATCTTTGGGGTATAAGGAAAAACTAATCCTCCGGCATCTTTTAACGGAGCAAGGACTGGACTAGTTTGAAAACTACTCCAGTTAGCAAGACTTAATCGTACACGCCAATCATTAGGATTGGCATCACCACCAAAGGTAGCTACTGCACTGAGAATATCACCTACTGCTTCGCCGGCCGCTGGCAAATTAACACTTCGAATCGCACCTGCAATGTCACCATTTAGTGCCGTCGACAGCGCACCGCCGAGATTAGTAACTGCACTGGCTCCATTGGCTACGCCTGCTATTGCGTTTGAAGACGCTGATATTGTTGATTGAAGACTTTGTGCCATAATTAATTTGTCCTTTTGATACAATATTTAGTTGACTTTATTAAGTGCGTAGTTTATAATTAACAATCCGGAGATCGAGTTAATGACTACAAAAGTAAATTACCTAAACAACAAGGATATGTTGTTAGAAATACACCGTTCAAAAAGTACGTATTGTGTGTTTACTAAGCCAGAATATCACCAATATGATGCAATCTTACCAAGCATAGATAAAATTAATATACGCACTATTGCCGATGCTAAACGTGCTAGAGCCAAAAGACAAGGTGATGCAGAATATCAAAGACGCAAGGCTGCTGGAGAAAAAGTTAAACAAGCAGATTGCGAAGTAGATTACAAAAAAATTCCAAAAACAGATTTAGTTTTTAGGATTATGACATTCGATCATATTCCATTAAACAATACACGTAAGAAAAATCCCAAGAGTCTAGCTGATCATAGGGACAAAGTAAACTTTCCCCCATTCCA